GTATTGTTCTGGATTTGTAATTCCTCTATTTATTAGAATTGTTTTAATTATATTTTTTGTATCATTGCTTCCTATTAGTTTATATTTCAAATAATTCCAACTCCTTTCTAGCATCGCTATTATATCACATTAATTTTGTATTGTCAAGATGTGAAATATATACAAAAAATGACCCGTGGTTTTGCCACGGGCCATATCATTATTATTTAAGGAACCTGAACAATAGAAGTCATGCCATCTCCGCCGTAAATGTAAGGTAGCTTGCCATCCCACTTCTCATAATACATCTTTTCCAGTAGTTCGGGAGTTAGAGATTCAGTCAACAGAGCATTGGCCTTAGACTGTGCTTCGGCATCCATAATCTTAGCCTTTGCATCGGCCTCCGCCTTAGCGATATTTGCTTCATTCTTATTCTGCTGAATTACCAGTTCCTGCTCAGATGCAAACTTCTCATCAATAGCCTTCTGAATCTTGTCGTTCTCATAGGATACGCCTTCCTTCATGCCAAGAACAGTAATGGTGATACCATAGTCCTTGAAATAAGGAATAACATAATTCTTCACAGCTTCCATAATTTCGCCCTTTGCTGCACCAAGCTCTGTGGAAGTATACTTAGCAGTTTCAACATTAAACCGGTCTTCAACTAGCTTCTTGATATCAGTATCAATAACAGTTTCCAGAGGAGTGTTGTTATAACGATACAGGAACTTGGCTGCATCCTTTTCTTCAATCATTGCGGTGCAGTTCATACCAACATAAATACCAATCTGGTCTGCAGTTTCGCCAAAGATTGCGCGATTATGAGATGCTGCTGCGGAATCACCAGACTCCCAAGAACGAGAAACAGGCTTGCGCTCAACAATAATCAAAGTTGCGGAAGGCTTCCAATCACCCATCCAGTGGCGACGACCAGTCTGAACCCAACGGTGAGGAATCTGAATTTCCTTAGTTGCAACCTTTGCATCAAGAAGTAGTTCTTCGGATTCAAATGCAGACTGGTTAGTAGCATCACCTACCAGAGGAATCAGAAATGCGGTCTGGGATGCTTCGATAGTTACGAACTCAGGCTTGTCATAAGGCTTGCGGCAACCAGTGAACATGCAGCAAATCATTACTAGGATCAGCGCGATGGAAATAATCTTCTTCATAATTAATTTTCTCCTTTGTTTGTTTTTGTTTTAATAAATTTGTATATATCATAAACGGTTGTACCGACAAAGCATGCGGTAATCAAACCATAAATGATTGAAATAAAAGGACGTAGCCGATTATATGATTCCATAAGCATATACAATTCATTGCTCTGCTCCATCTGAGTTAGGGCAAGTTCGTTTGTAATGATTGGACCATATAGCAGAGTGCTTACAATTGCTGAAAAAATAGAAAAAATAATAATTTTAATTATCAATCTATAAATAAATCTTTTTGTCTTCATACTATTCTCCTTATTCAATTCGCCAATAATGAGTATTCTTGTTTTCCTCAAAAGCGTCTCTCAACAAAATCTCCTTGGAAGACCAGGTTAAATAAATATATTCGCTACTCATTGGACGATGTCCGTCGCTATGCCATGTCTTCAGTTCAGTCAAAGCCAAATCATAAAGCTCTGTCAAAACTGGATTCTCACTAGAGTATCCAATCCACTGTTTGGGCTGTTCACATACTTCTTTGATAGTGTTAGGATATGAACGATGTTCGACTCGATTTAATACACACCATACAACTGCCTTCTGGTCTGCCGCAGAGTGATTACGAGCCATACCATAGAGAACCTTTGCGATATACTCTGCTTCTCGTTCAATCTCGGTGATATCTCCGCCATATTCATAGTATCGCTCCAGCTCGATCATCTGTGCTTCATAGTCATCACGCAATTCCGCACGCAGTGCAATCATTTCTTCTTCATGATTGGCATTGATTTCTGCAATTTGCTTTTCATATTTTACTCGCTGGAAAATAGCAGTAATCATTACAGCAAGTGCAACAATAAGGATGCCGATTGCCGCTACCTTAATACCAATAAAATAATTTTTCTTTTTTAGATATTTACTCACAACAATCTTCTCCTTTATTAATTTTGTACTGTTGTTGTTTGACTGTGTGTATTATATCATATATTTTATATTTGTCAAGAGATTTTTTAAATAAAAATCAATTTATTTACATAGTCTTTATCTTGTGTGAAAATAGGAATCTCTGTGTCAATTACCCACTTGTTACGAATTGCTTCCTGCTCAGTACCATCATTGATCTTGAAAGGCTTCTTAATACAACAAGTACCACGCTTTAGGTGGGTCGGATAATCGTTCCAGTTGATGCCCTTTTCCAGCATTAGCATGTCCTGAATATCACTACAGTTTTTACCATGCAGTTGGGTGTGAGAGAAGTTGGCCTGTCCAACAGACTGGATAGAGTTTCGAGTAGCATCCTGCTGCCTCCAAAGTAGACAATTGACAACTTCTTCTTTAGGAAGTGTAAATACACGAGAGTCGAACATTGCTGTTGCCATTCTTTTTTCTAGAATCTCAAAATACTTGTCATCTTCGTCGGAATGATTCCATGCTTCAAAGTAGTCATCACACCATTCGGTTGCATGCTTTGCAAATGCTTTATTAAATGCAAGTGTTGCCATGCTTGCAGACACACTTACCATCTTCTGAATATTGTTGTCAAACCAAGCAGAAGCCTCTCTGCTCTGATAATCTACAAGCACTAGTGTAATCTCATCGGACTGGCAATAGCCTAACACGCAGCCCTGTACGTTCTCACAGAGGTATTTCATAGTGTCTTGCATGGTTTTGACAAAGATTTCGTCGAAGGGCTTCTTTAGTCCACGAGTAAAACTATGGAAGGCTTTGCCGTCCAGACGAATAATTACTGGAAGCTTTCTGGTTAGATAGTTTCTAGTAACATATTCATACTCTTTCATACGATCTCCTAGTGAATCTTTATTATTACTCATATTTATTCTCCTTAATGTGCATTCTTATCTGCTTCATGTAACAAATCAACTTGATTTTTTAAATAAGCAGGAAGTCTATTATAATACTTGGTGTTTAGATAAGGGTCCATGTGTGTGGAGATTAGCCAAGCAACAAGTGGATTGGCCCCAAGACCATATACAATCCAAGCACCAACACATTGATGTTGATAATAGTGAGCGCTTTCACAAGGATTGCCCTTGCTGTCAATAAATGCTTTTACATAGGGTTTTCCTATGTCGTGATATATTGATGCCATTTCAATGTCAAAGTTAAACTTATTATCAACAGAATATTGAAGTGCAGCCATACAATGATCAAAAATATTCAAAGTATGATGTGGATTATCGTGAGGAATTTTCATGCCATAATAATATGTGCATTCATACTCTTTTATATTAAAATCTTCTGGCACAATAAGCTTAATTTCATCAATACCTTCATCATAATATGGTGCCTGAAATCTTTTAAGCATTCTGTCGATAACGCTCTTACCAACTGTACGATCCCTCATAAATTCGTCTCTATAAATGCAATAGCTAATAGGAGCCCATACAATGTGACATTCAATTTTTACAAACTTAGGGCAGAGTGAAATGATATAAGATCTGTCCTTGCGAGTAATGTTGGTAGCATCATACACAACAGATTGTCCATTGTTTAGGGCTTCAATTGCTCTAGATTGCATCAAAGAAAATACTTCGTTGTTATCGCCCTGAGTTACTTCATCGCCCCACAGCTCGGCACGAATCTTATCAGAAGAAAGATGAATCGTGTTCGGATGCTCTTTAATATATTTTTCTGCATATGTAGTCTTGCCAGAGCCAGGAATACCGACTAGCAAAATTAAAGTTGGTCTGTTCATTTAATCACCTTAATATTTTAAAAATGTATAAGTAAACGTAATACACTCTTGGCCATCCTTATATGAGTTTACTCTGGCCAATAAGACATCTTTAATACGCTTTTGATATGTACCATTCACCTTTTCGCATGTTTCTATATTGATACCACTAGATGCCTCATAAAAAATGTCTCCTACCCATCCTCTTTGCAAGTTATCAACAGGCAAGTATGTTTCAATTTCTATTTCCAAATCACTTTCATTGAATGAAATAATAAAATTGAAATCAATAGACGTATTAGAGTTTGTGCAAATAACATGCTCAATATGTTCGTATGCGATTTTACTTTTCTTAATTTCTTCAACGGCTACCATCTTAATCACCAATCTCTTTCTTAATAGCAATCTTCATAATGTTGTACTGAACATCATCAAGAAGAGTGTCAACGTCCTTATTAACTTCAAGAGAGCAAACTCCTAAATATTCATCACACATCCTACTAATGTTCTCAATTGCATTATCCGCAAGTGAACGTGCTGTTTCTAAAGAATGACATCCAGCCTTAACATCCTTAAGATATTCTGGTAGTCTAGGATATAAACAACTTTCATAAGACTCACCTTTAGTATATCTTTCAATATAATCTTCTACTCGCAATAGATGATGAAGCTGTTTGGGATCATATCCAAACTTCTCAATCCATGTCATTCGTGCAGGATAATGATGCTCCATTGCATGATATTTCTCCATTGCAATACCTTTCATGGACTTAATAGCCTGTGTAGGAGAATAGTGTGAAATTGCTTCACGAGCATTTACGAGCCTATCCCATTCTTTTTTATACATAGGATTTATGATTGTATACTTAGTAAACAAGATCTCTAGGAAGTTCAAGTTCTGTTTTCTGAAAGTCTGGATATAGAGTCTAATATCCTTAAAATCAATATGCTCTTCATTCTCTCTAATATGAGTTGTGCTTACTGCTTTCTTATTCATTGCAATATCTTCAAAGGTTGGTGTAACAATTAACTTAGTATCTACGTCAGAACCCTCGTAGTCTAATCCGTAGTTGCCGCTACCCTGGTAAAAGATACCTACAATTCTATCTTCGGGAAAGTGTTCAAGGGCTTCATTGTAATGCTCACGAACACGGTCCATAATCCATTCATCACTATGATAATTCATTAGTTATCACCTACTTCATATCAATTTCATACTGTCCAGTATTTGTAATTGTTCCTTCTGGCACAACAAGAACATAATAATTTGTATGTTTATCGTTCATCCACTCCAGGAAAAATATTTTACTCAACCATTCTGGAATATCCATACATGACTGGTGCACTTCTACATGAGGATGTTCGGTATCACTATATCTTACATAAGTTTTGTTCGCAGGAATATGCTCGATCTTTTCTCCAAGAGACAACGTTCTAGAATAGAAATAGCTAAGTTCGCCGTCAACATATCCACGTCGCCCATACAATCTACCTTCAGTAACCAAATTATCTTGTAGTGCATTAATGTTGAATTCCCACTGATATTTTTCAGACGGGCATACAAACACCAAACCAAAGAATAGTGCTATGGACAGTACCCATACCGCAATTATATTTACTAAATTTAATCCGATATTTGTCCAGAACCACTCATTGATGTTTTTCAGAATTCCAACGCATGGATGTTCTGTTTTTATCGCATATTTAATATAGGAAATTAAATCACTAGATGTAAAAAGTAAAATGCATATTGCAATTAAAACAACAGCAATCATTTATTTTCTCCTCATATTTTTTATCCATTATGTTTTAGCAGATATTCACGAGAAACGTTCTTGAAGCTAAAGTCATTAGTAGGATCTCGTAGCACAATACCCTCACGCATTACATTAGGATTCACGACAGACTTTGCGGTTGCAAACTGCTTAAACTCTTCCATGTCGGTAGGCATCATGTAATGCTCGTCCAAGATAGGAACCCACTTCATGCCCATAGACTCGATAATGAATTTACCAGTGGTAGAGGAGTAACGACCTGTATCAGAATCGATAAAGTTAAATACATAAAGATCATCTTCCTGTAGCTTTAGAGGATTGCCCTGCACGCTACCAACACCCTCACCCTGAATACAGACATAAGTTAGCCAAGGATTTCCGTTCAGATACTTCCGTAACTTGTTTTCAATATCGTACTTAAATGCCAAGTCCCAGTAAATATTATGATCGTGATAACATTCCTGGTTTTCATCAGCCTGCCTTACATTACGAGACAGAACGTAAAATTCATAACCCTTCTTCTTTTTCTCAAGAATATAAGTGCAAGAAGTTCCATCAAGCTTTTCGGTTACAATCAGAGGACGCTCATAGCCCAGTACCCAAGGTAGATTCTCACAGCGCTCCTCGTCAGTCTTGTGAATGAAGGGGAAGTGGGTAGGCCAACCACGAGGATTGTCACGCTTCTTGCCGAAGATGGCGAATAGCAGCTTGCGCCCCCATTCACGGCGCATCAGCCAACGGAAAGGCTTCTTCTTAAACAACTTAGCGTTACGTGCAGCCATAGACTGGTACTTCTTATCCTTGTTAACCTTGTTGGACTTTCGATCATTGTCCTCTTCCACGGAATAGGTAACTCCAAGTAGCTCAGTAACATCTACACCCTCTTCGTTAGGAATCTCTACATCAAACACAGATAGGGGTAGTGCCAAGCCCTGAGAGATAACCTTAAACTTACCAAGCTTCATAGTCTTGACCTTATACTTCTTGGAGGCCATAAATTCAGACCATTCCTTCTCAGGCAGCTTGGAATCGATTTCAAAATAGACACACAGGTCATCTTCGTGGAATTCACCTATCTTGGTAATGACCTTCCAACCAAGCACAGACATTAACTCAATGTTATCTGCGCCTTCAATCTTTTCAATCTTGCCACATCGTGCAGTGTAGGCAAGCGCCCGCTTATCATTAATAATCATTTTTATTGTCCTTTCTAGTTAATTTTAAAAATTTTTATTGTAATATGCAGCCCTAACAGAGTCTGGATCAGTGCCGTCTACGTACATATATGCATCATCACTTGTTTGTTTCGACAACTTATCTTTTTCAACAGCGTCCATGGCCTGTTCATATCTATCAAGTTCCTTAATAGCAACTTCTACGTAACAACCACTTGTGCCATTCAGGTTGCATCTTGAGCAGCTACATTCTTTACACTTCTTCAGTTCATATTTAAGATCAAGCATTGTTTTATTCCTCCATTCATTTTGTACTGTTAATATATCATATATTTTCCAAAAGTCAATATGACAAAATGGACAAGAATTGCCTTGTCCATTTGTGCATTTTAGTAAATATTCATAATTTCATTCAACATTCTAGGCGTATAATTCATCCACGGCATCATTGCGCCAACATTATAAAACTGACACTTATGCTTTGAGTTGCCCCTGTTATCATTTTCGTTAACATATTCTCTGATATGTTCCATAAAATCATTTTCAATTGTTACATGAATGTGGCCATACAGATGCACAATATCACTATTGTATGCTCCACGATAGAATGGCATTGGGTAATGTGATAATAGCACCCTCTTGCCATTATCCTTGACTTCCTTGTAATCTCTAATGTCCTGAAACTTGTTTCTAAGCTGCTGTGACATGGTTTTTAGATCATGATTACCACGAATTAACACTTTCTGACCATTAAGCTGATTGAGAATCTCAATCCATCTTTCCTCTGTATCCCAACAAAAATCTCCTAGAATATATACAGTATCATCTTTGCTCACGACATTATTCCAATTTTCAATCATCTTTTTGTCCATCTCTTCTGCTGAGCAAAAAGGTCGTTTATCAAATTTGATAACATTGGCATGGCCGAAATGATAGTCTGCAATATAAAAATTTTTACCCATAATTAACCCTCCAACTTGCTCCACAGTTGAGCCAAGGACCACCCATTAGTCTTGGCTAGATAAACAGAATAAGCGCACATTTGGTTTTTATCTGTCACTCCAAGGCACTCCTTAAAATAGTCAGTCAAGCAATTGAAAGTGTCCTTCTTGCAGTTCTCCTGCCAAGCAATTAGTCCAGCACCATTGATGGTAATGAAATCATAAGCAGTACCACGATGCTCACCCTTAGAGTGACTCCACCAACCCCATTCATCAGACCATTCATAAGTGTACTCCAGCTTCTTTAAATCATCCCTGGATAGCTCCCAGACTTCGTAGTGCGGCTTTTCTCTGCCCTTATAGGTTCTTACTGCCTCAATATCAAGTTCCTTAAATGCTCTATGTAGTCCATTTCCACCTAGAATTTCAGCCATTATTCATTCTCCTTGTTTTTCAAATGTTCTTTCATTGCTTTAATCATATTTAAGACATCAGTTTTTCTGATATTTTCTTCCATCCATGCAATATAATCTGGTGCATGCGTATATACATCAATCAATCGCTTACCTGCATATTTGCCAAATGTAAGCTGATAATTTTCATCAAACTCCATAGTTTCTTGAACCATTACATAATCAGAAAAATCCATTGTTAAACACTTTCTAGAGGCAAGATAATCTGCAACATGCACCATTCTTGCAAACTTATTATTTGGCTTGGGAAGTTCTATATTAGTTTTCTTGTCAGTATTCCATTGGCCCATGTGCTTACTGATAGTATCTGCTATAAGTTCAATTTCTTCGTGTGTTAAATACTGACCATCAAAACCACGAATAACATCTGCCATCAATACAGGATGATTGAATCTAGTATATTTCGACTTCTCATAATCTTCCTGTGATCCGCTCTTACGTCCATCGTGCACAAAACCTGCAAGTCTAATGAGATCTCGCTCTCTGCTTGTAAGCTTACTGCCGTATTGCTCTAGCTCTAAAAAGAAATTTAGAAATCTAACTACTGCAATCTGGTGTCGCATCAATCCCGCTTCTCCAAGTGAGTATGCTGGATGATATTTACCAGTAGAGCTTGCTCCGACATGCCAAATGTAATCGGGAAAATCATCAAGTAGTACAACTACAAACTCTTTAATGTCTTCATTTTCAAACGTATCTAAAATTGGCTGTACCAATTTAAGTCTTTCTTCTGTCATTGTTAATCCTCCACATATTCAACGACGCTGCAAGTCTTATGACAACAATCACACTGGTATTCTTCCTCACTCATAACCATCTTCTTAATTTCCTTCTTTGTAGGCTTCATAATTCTGATATAGCACTTCTTACATAGGTTTTCATATAGATCCTGCTGACTCATTATTCTTCTCCTTTAATCTTATTAAATATATCAATCAATTCACTAAACTTGTTAATAACATCGGAAAGGCACTGCCCATGAAGTCTTCCACCAGAAGTTGCAATACGAAATTCACCACGGTCATACAAACCAACAATGATGTCGCCGTCGTCAGTCTGTATCAAGGAAAGCTTAGATGGGCTATAATCACTTTCAATTTTTGCCATTTTCATAACTTAAAAACCTTTCTTTTTATTAATTTTGTATTGTTAATAAATTATCTCTTCACTGACATAACTTTGATTCCCAGTGTAATAAATATTACGAACGCCAAGAGATCTTATTAGCGCCTCACAAGATGCACATGGTCTCGCCAACGCTAATTCTCCAGACTTAAATTCTCTATATATATACAGCGACACATCACTGAAATTAATATCCTTGCGGTTAATTAGTGGCAACAAGCAAGCTAACTCTGCATGAATTGTATGTGGCGTGTCAACATCAAATCTATGTACATTCAATCTCTTTTGTGTAGGGTTAGTTTTCATAGAGTTGCATCCAGAAGATATAATCTTATGTTTATATACTGCACAACAACCAATTTTAACTCTAGGGAAATCTGACAATTCTGAAATTGCTTTCGCTGCCTTAAAATATGCCCTGTGGCTTTTTGTTGGATTCACTGTAATTCTCCTCTTTTAATCATACAGCTTTTTATTCTTACGATCTCTCATTCTATTGTATTTCTTACGGCTTTCAACAACTCGTGTTATTGGACTTATGTGCCACAAGTTTCGCTGCTTCTTTGCTTCTTCTTTCTTTTGATTCTTATCAACCATAATATTCGTCACTTTCTAATCGCTTTTCTATACTAATAATCAGATTCACCTCTTTTATCAATCTTGTAAATATGATTATTTACCAATTTCGCCCATTTTTCAGGGTTATCTGAGGGACTTTCTTTCTCGTCAAGAATATTGTCTTTGTCAATAATGGCATAAACAGTAATTCCATCCATGAACATTGATGCTATACTTTCCAATTCTTCTTCATCAACATCTTTGTCGAATGCAAGAATTGGTGAACACCCAGTTCGAGTAATCTCTTCAACTTGATACTTAGAAATGGTCTTACCGCCAGTAGAAACACAACATCTTATATCCATAGATGCCAATTGCTGAATTGCTTTTTCAGATTCAACTATATAAATGTATTGACTACTTTTAATATAATCTTTGTTTTGCCAATATCCATAAAGAATTTTGCCCTTATTGCAACGTTCGATATATGTATATTTACTGTGCAATTCATCTGGGGTTCCAAAATAGCGCCCCTTGACTCCTACAAGTGCACCTAGGCTATCACGAATTGGAATTGTAATATAATTACTTTGAGGGCAATATCCAATTTCAAATTCTTTCTGAACCTCTAGAGATATATTATCTTCTTCAAACATTTTATTTCCGAACGGCAAATAGTAAGATAAAATTTTTTCGGATATTGGTTTTACTACATTGCAATCTTCTTCGCCTTCGTTTATGCTCATATCTTTAAGCATACGAAGTATCTGCAATGATTCTGGTAAATCTTCTCTCTCGCCATAATAATCAATGCCCATTATTCCGCACACAAACTGCATCGCTTCCGCAAATGAACAGTCTTCTGCGTATGAAATTAAATCAAATATATCAGCTGTACGCCCGTTTTTAGTGATTTGTCTTGTATAGTTAATACAACTGATATATTCATTCTTATAAACTACAATACTGCTAGGATTATCACCATCTTTATTGCCTGCTTGAATATAATCACCTTTATCTCTGATATGATGACACCCAATCTCTGCCAAGATATCAGAAATAAGCTCTCTATTTAAAATTTCTTCTTTCAGATCTCTGATATCCATTCTATCCACCTGTTGTTTCTTAATGTATAAGCATTATAACACATTAATTTTGTATTGTCAAGAGTATTATTCCCCAACTAATACACATTGACGCTATCATAATGAGGCACATTAAAGCAATCATCTTAAGATTCATTGTCTGAGCGAATCCTTTTAACTAGTGCTGTAATAATGTCTGCGGCCATATTAACTTCATCTTCTGTGTTATGGTGTCCTAATGTAATTCTGACACTGCTGAGGGCTTCCTCGTCGCTTAAACCAATTGCCTTAAGTACATGGCTAGGAGTTGGAATTCCCTCGTTACAGGCCGATCCAGCGGATATGTAGACACCATACAAGCTACATAGAGTAACTAACTTTGCGCCAGAAACACCATCAAATCGAATGTTTATGTTGCCAGGAACACGCTCTTCAATGGAGCCATTAAGGTGCGAACCATCAATTTTAAGCAACCTTTCTAACAGATTATCTCTTAGAGATTTGATGTGTATGTTGCGCTCATCCATGTATTCTACAGTATCTTCTAGTGCAGCCGCCATTGCTAGGATGCCCAAAATATTTTCAGTTCCTGGGCGAATACTATTTTCTTGCCTACCACCATTAATAATAGGCTTTACTCTTGAACGTTCGTTTGCATATAGGAAGCCAACTCCTTTGGGAGCGCCAAATTTATGTCCACTTGCTGACAGCATATCACATCCAATATCTTTTACATTAATGGGTATGTGTGGTACAGCCTGCACAGCATCAGTGTGGAACAGAATTCCATATCTATGTGCAATTGTAGCTAGTTCTTTTGCTGACTGAATCGTACCAAGTTCGTTGTTTACATACATACAAGACATAACTGTAAAAGGTATTTCCCACCATTCAGATAACATGTTGTTAAGTTTATGAGACTTAATAAAACCATCTTTTGTTACTGATATTTTAGGCCAGTCTGAAATTACAGAATGGTGTTCGAATTTTGAAGACGCAGAGTATCTTCTATTATTTAATGCCAGAGTATTAGCTTCAGATCCACCAGATGTGAAAAAAATATATTCTGGATTTGCATTAATACATTTTGCAATTCTTTCTCTTGCATCTTCAATTAATACTCTTGCCTGCCTACCAAATTCATGAGATGAACTTGGATTGCCAAAATCATTAATGTGTTTTAAGATAGTTTGTTTTGCAGCTTCACAGATTGGAGTTGTGGCTGCGTTATCTAAATAAATCATATTTAATTTATTACCTCTCTGTAAAGTTCATTATTATTTTCAACGTATTTATCAATTAACTTTGACTGGTTGCGAGTATTTGCAAACACTAAAGCAGTTAAAGTCTTTTCAATATCATCACCATATGTTGGCATAGTCACAACTTTAATACCCTCTGCTCTCATATGATCGCCAAAAGCTTTCATTTTTTCTTTATTATTAGATGTAATGATGTTAATGTGTACTGTTTCTTTTGAGAATTTGTTGTCTATGTAGAAAGCAATATAGCTACCAACACCTGATGCTATAGATACAACGATCATTGAGGTGATGTTGTTGTCTTCAATCACTTCTGAAATTAATATGTAAAATATAAACTGTGAAATAGTTACTAAAATTGATGCGGCTAGTGCTTTATTCTTTTGCGTTAACAAAGTTTTCTCTGTAGAAATTACATTATCAATTATCTTAACTATAGACAGTGTAAGATAGTGATATAGTGATTGCACGTTAGCTTCCTCCTTTCTATTAATTTTGTATTGTTAATATAGCATATGACTTGTCATATGTCAAGTACAAAAAAATGGCACCGAGTTGCCCCGGTGCCTTGTAGTGACAAAGTACATCCAATCTGCACCTTAGTCTGAGTCGCTGTATTTAGTTTTACCTCAAGGTGGCACTCACGTAGTACCCACGGAGGGCTTGGCATCGTTTATTATACAGACTTGATTGACCCACACGCTATAGTCTGTTGGTGCCGCTGACCGGAATCGAACCGGTACGCTGGGTTTAGCAGCGACGGATTTTAAGTCCGTTGTGTCTACCTATTCCACCACAGCGGCATATGGTTGCGTGAGGCTGGATTCGAACCAGCGACCTTTAGCTTATGAGGCTAACGAGCTACCAACTGCTCCACTCCGCAATATTGGGCAGTTTCAGTTCATGCCCAGGAACCCAACCTTTCGGGTGGAACATCCTCCGAGGTGAAATTCGCTGATACAATCATAGGCAAAGTCCTCCTTGTAGGTATTTAAATAACGTACTAAGTACGAAATTTATTAACTTATTGAGCCATAGGGCTTACACCTATGGGAACGATGGTTGGATTTGTCTGCGCACAACTCACCAACGGTCTACTATTAATAATCAATTCGTTAATTATTTTTCTATTCCTAATCATACCGACCAAGTTTCATTTGTTACATCGTTTTTTCATATCTTTGTACTTTTAAGAGATTTTCTTTTTGTTCGCAGACTGTTGGACTCGAACCAACGACACGGCCACCTTAGGCCTGCTCTACCGACTGAGCTAAGTCTACTAATCTCTGCCACACCAATTCGACTGTTGTACAGGCAGTAATTGAATTGGTTTGTACATGTGACATACTCAATATGGCTTTGTACTCACTACTCAATATTAATTTTTTGTTTATTTCTGAGAATATTATTTGTTGGTATAATTGGCAGTAATAAAATTACTAGATCATCTTTAATAAATTAAAAAACTAATTTCTGTATAGAAGTAACCAACAAGGCTGCATCAGAAATGTAAATAAATCGAGAACGAATGTGTAAAGTATAGTCATCAATCGCCACGAAGTAACTCTACACAGCTGCATCGAATTATTATTTAAAGAATGTCCGAGAATAATTATATCAGAAAACATTTTCATATCGTCGCTCTACCGACTGAGCTATCTCCTTCATACAGGAAGGAGAGTAGGACTCGAACCTACGACACACGGCACCTCAAGCATTTGAAGTAACTGATATTACTGCATCGGACATATTTATTTTTTACGACGTTCTGAGAAAAACGACAATAGTTTTTTAAAAAACCAACAAGTGGCTGTAATGGATTTGAACCATTTAAAAAATTCACCAAAAGAAATTTCTATTAACCGAAGTAACTATTTATCTCTGCATCAGAACTGTTTTTATTGCATGTGTTTGCGAGAATAAATAAGAGAAGTATTTTAATGGAGTCAGAGTAAAAGTCTGAAGAAGTAACTCCTCTCGTCTGCATCGCAAATGATTTATTGTTTGTAATATGCGAGAATATTTGTTACCAGAAATTTTAGCGCTCTCCCAACTGAGCTATCCAGCGGGGTGTCCCGTCAGAGTGGGGCTCGAACCCACGACCTCTCGCTTAACAGGCGAAGTAACTGATAACTACTGCATCGCAAATTTACTTAGTTTCTGTTTTCAATTGCATCCCACTGGTCAATCATAGCCTTAGCAAATACTGCTTCGTTCCCCGTCCAACCATACATGATGTTTGTACGGTATGCATACTCAGGAATTACAACATTATCATAACCTGCGGTCTGAACGCTGAATACGTTCACCTTAGGATTGACTTTCTTACGATACTCCTGAATCAGTTTAAATACATTAATCATATCTCTTGAATACCAACCGTTGCTGCAAGAATATCCGAGTTTGCGATAAACACCTGCTTGACTATCAGTGCCATAAAGACCGCCATGACCAGCCTGCTGATCAGAGTAGATAAAGATGTTGTCCCAGTGTTCTTTCTTTTCAATGGCGTTCTTAAAGAACTCCCAAATGCCACCCTCAGTAGAGCCACCGACATCATCATAACGCTTCTTAGAAATCGCTTCTGCCTGGTTAAGCACACCAGCTCTCTTGCTTACAGGGCTAACAATAAGCTTGTCACCAAACTTACCAACATAGCCCTCGTCAGAACAAGCTGCTGTAATTACAGAAGACATATTGTCAATGTTTGCTACGGTGACAGAGCCGTATTCGCTATTGAATGCGCCCCATGCAGAGCCAGAGTTGTCAGACAGGCACATCGTCTTGCCCTTCAACTTAGGATAGTTCGCAAGCGCAATATCCATACATTCTTCAAGCGCATCGATAATGATGGGCTGATGGTGACATCTACTAGACTTAATTGCCATCAGAGCAGAGTAGTATCGGAACGGGAACTGCTTACTACCAATTACGGTGTCCTTGATCTTCTGCATGTATTTCTTGCAGAACTCAATATCTTCAACCTCAGTGAAGACACCACGAATGTTTCTCAATAGTGCCATATGACCCATGTTAACGGTATTGAAGATTTCCTTCCAAGACTTACCTTCGGAGCGAAGATTCTCCCAAGTCTTATCATTTTCTTCAACTTCAATGGTGCCAGTCTGCATCAGTTCATCAATCACTTCGGAGTGCGCATGACACAGACGAACCGCATTGATCATGCCGATTTCATGATTCTTATACTTTGCCATCTGATATTTCTTAATACCACTAATATTCTTGCTCCAAGAGCGTTTTAGAATACTAGGAATGTTATTCTTATTACCCTTGTTTGCGTACAGATAATAAGACATCTGACTCATTGGCTCATCTGCACGAGACATAACCTTCTGGTTGATCTCATCAAACTTGCCAGGATGGTTACTAGAGAACTCCTTGCGCTTAGGATGAATTGCTGCACGAACCATGATAACCTGAGGATTAAGTCTCATGAAATAGTCATGACGCAGAGTAGATGCCCATTCCAGAGTTGCATTGAAATCATAATCCAGTGCCTTATCAATAGCCTTTTCCATGACAGCTTCGGTATTCATACCTTCATATTCATGGGGAATGATGCTAAATTCCTTAACCAGATCATGCACGTAATACTTCTGGCTACGCTTGCCATCTCTATAATAAGAGGGTTCACCAAAAATAGAAGATGCGGTAATCATCTTAAGAGTGTCGAGCGGATTGACTACGTAAGAATCACCGTTCATGAAATTCTTAACAGTTTCATCAAGTCTAAGTGAATTAATCTGATTCATTTCAGATACTGCTTTAGAAAGCTTACTCATGTTTTTTTGTCCTCCGTTAATTTTGTACTGTTCCCTTGAGCTTGTTTGTATTATATCATATATTTCTGATTTGTCAAGGGGGTTAAATTATTTTTTATGGTAGAAGATGTGGGACTCGAACCCCTCTGCAAGTTCCCAAAACTCGCGTGCTGCCATTACACTACATCCTCTATATCGAATCTTTTTGTACTTTATGTTTAATTGATATATCTCCAAAAATATCCATATGCACTCACTCTTTTATCATTGCAAACTTGTATAATGTGAGCACCTATGCCACTGATATCATTAGATGCGGTAAAACCATTTTTAATCAGATGTGCCGCCGCCTCGCTTGGCGATACAAATGTATCAATCAAGTTAGTATGATCAAGTTTATCATACATTGCAACTGCTTTTTGAAACATTTCTTTTGATATATCTGCACTTGATTTTATTTTTATATCGTTCAATCTCAATATATTTCTCACAGAATCAACAGACACATTACAAATCTTTGCTGTCTCTTTCAAACTTTGTACTTCTTTGTACGTTTTAATAATCAAATCATAATTAAGAAATCGTTTACCATCTCCACCTAAAGTTGCATTATATCCGTAATGAAAAGATTTCTTTTCATTAATCCAATACATTTCTCTTTCTTCAGGAGAATCAGTTTCTTCAATTAGATTAATATGAAAATGTTCAACTCCATACTTCCTCATAGCTCTATATAAAGGTCTTTTTTCATTTCTTTCTTTGAAAGCATCATTACAATGCTCTATAAAGCGTTTATTGATGTCAAATTCTGTTTTTCCTATGTATCTTTTGTTGTTGACATCATTTATAATTTCATAAATGAATGCCAAATTATTACGTCCCCCTTTAATGTCAACATTCCAATTAGCATTATCCATTCTACGCCACGTGGAGGCTTGGAATATGTAGAACGCAGCCCCGATTGGATTCGAACCAATGAATACAACAGTCAAAGTGTTGTGTCTTGCCGCTTGACGACGGGGCTATATTATTAATTTTGTATTGTTCTTTTGAGGTATGCGTATTATATCACATACTGTTCATTTTGTCAAGTACTATTTTCATCACTGGCGTGAAATTAATTCACACCAGGATGTTCGTAGAAATACTTGTAAAACAATTGCTCATCCTCAGGAAACTGACAGAATAGCATAAGATCCTCGCTTTTTTCAACCAATAGCGCAGACATCGCCATATAGTGAGAGAAGATAGATTTTAGCGCAAATCTGTCCCCATTAGGAGATTCTAGCCAAACCTGGCCTTTACAGCTATCAACAGTTCTCATAAAATCATTTACTTCAATAGGTTTTGTAAACTTCATAATATTTTTCCTTTCTTAAACTAGTTCCAACAACCGCCATTGATTAGTGGCGATAACGACTTTTGTTGTAGTCGTTGCAACAACTTTTTCAGTGGGGTCGGCTTATATACCGCCCTCCCCTCGCTGGACGGTAATCTCTGTTGTTGGCTTTATCAGCTGGCCACTGCACCTTGTACTTCGGCATCAACACCAGTAAACAGGCTCTGTGCAAGCACAGTTCCTTGGAAGGCTAATCCTTTGATCCGCAGTGTTTAAGTATCACTTACTTGGCGGAAGTGGTGAGTGCCGACCTCACTCGTCGCATTTCTACGGCCTAACGGTTTAGCAAACCGTCCCCTTTGCCAACATTGGGTACACTTCCATATAAAACCCTACGTCCGAAGAACACAGCCTGCAGTCTGATTGTTTTTCACAGGGATAGCCGATCAAGCATGACCAAGATCCACACAAACGTGAACATAACAAATAGGGTACACTGGCGGAGGAGGTGGGATTCGAACCCACGCAGGCTTTTACACCCCTAGAAGTTTTCAAGACTACCCTCTTCAACCGCTTGAGTACTCCTCCATATTAATTTGGTGAAGCAGGTTAGGATTCGAACCTACGCAGCGTCTAATCTATCTAGAATACCGTATCAACGCACCTGTATTACCGGCAGGCTCCTTTGGCCGCTTGGATACTGCTTCATATTAAAGCGCCGTTTTTGACGGGAACGGCGAAACCCCCTACGCCTCGGGCGGAGTTTCCTCCGTCTTGGATTCACTTACTACAATCATAGGCAATATCCTCCGTTTCGTAGATTTTGTGGACTCATAGCTTCACATCCATGGTTATGTTACACTAAAAACTACAACCGTAAGTTACCTTCTAGCTCAGCAACTCCTTGTTTGTTACAAAGTCGCTTATCCACACGTGCGGCTTTAATGGCGTTCCTGTATGGTACTTCGATGGCTAGTCTTCACCATCGACAAGAACTAACAGCTACAACTCTTAAAATAGAATCAGACATTATGAATAGCCAATTCAAGGTCCAATTCGTACAAAGGCGAGATTTTAACCTTTTCTCAGAAGGCCCAGCTGTTGCACTTGTAGCTGTAAAACAGAGGTGCGCTGGGACATGGAGCCAGTAGACGGACTCGAACCCCCGACCTGCTGATTACAAATCAGCTGCACTACCGACTGTGCTATACTGGCATATGGTTGCTCAAGGAAGCGGAGCTATGCACAACCCCCAATGAATCAAATTTCAAAGAATACCTTCGTCGTACATTCTCATCAATTAATCTAATAACACTAGACATACGTTCCTAGCGGTCAACTATTCTTTTCTTCTTCCTTTGATTAAAGTTGCATACTCCCATGAGCATGGAGCCGTAGACGGGGCATGATCCCGCAACCCCAAGTTTGGAAAACTCGTACTCTACCAATTGAGCTACTACGGCATATAAAGTGGCTAGTAGTTTTTTCAGCATGCATGCCCCCAGCCTGAGCACCTTGTTTCTCCCCAAGGAGGGCTCGTCCTCGTCGGACAAACGTTGCAACATAAGTGCTGTTACTACTATTAGCAGCTTTACAGTCTAGTGCAGGACATTCTGTTTCCTTCCATCTTATGTTTACAATGGTGGGCCAGGTTGGACTCGAACCAACGTAGGGCGATAACCCGACAGGTTTACAGCCTGTTGCCATTGCCACTAGGCGACTGACCCATATAAGTGCGTTTCGTAGTAATGGTTAAACGCTAAACCTCATCTCGTACTACTCAAAGGATTTTCTCCATCTGGTGGACCATATCAGAGTCGAACTGATGACCTCATCCTTGCAAGGGATGCGTTCTCCCAACTGAACTAATGGCCCATATTGCCCACAGAACTTATTTAATGACCATCTGCAGGGCCGTACTGGTCAGGTAAGAAGTTTAATGAGTTGAGAATACACTCATGAATTGCTACGGCTTAACACTTTTATTTTTTGAGTGCTTTTCCACTACCTTTTGGGTAGTACCGCTCATGCCCGCAATTTGCTTCCACACCACAATGGAATCAGGCTTGCTTACGCCTTTAAAGGA